CACATATATTAAGGTAATCAATGAAAATAATATCAGGTCTAAATGATTTCTTAAGTGCAAGTTCATTAAGAAGTGATTTAAAATGTCCACTATGTGCCGATGCTGTAGGATATTCTTTAATAATCAGGGTTCCTTGTGTTTTCTTAGATAAGTTTGTCACCTTAGATTCAAACATTGACTTGGGTAGATCAGAGATCTCCTGAATATTAATGTTCAAAAGATTAGCATCAATTCTTTCTGCAATTCGTTCCTCAGCCATCTCAAGCGTGATGTATAATACATTCTTGTTTTGGAGTAACACACTACTTGCGACATGACACATAAACAAAGATTTACCAACACCAGTGCCAGCAAGAGCAATATTGAGTGTTTTATTTGGAAGGCCGCCCGACGTAATCTTGTTGAGGTATTCCAAGTCGAATGGAATTCTTTCTTCCTTGGTGTTGTATAAGTCATATCTCTCAGCATAATCTAGGAGGTAGTCATGCCCAACATGATTATCAAAACTGACAGCAAGAGCATCAGATAGAATAGAAGGTATGGCGTCGGGTTGTTTTTTATCATTCTGTCCATCAGCAATACCAATAGATTCAATGAGTGCAAGGTAGATTGCTCTGTCGCGACACCACTTCTCAGTTGTATCAACTAACCAATCAAACTCAACTGGTTGACCATCAAGGTGATCAACTAAGTGATGTATATGTTTATATACATCTTCATTTATATCCTTTCTTTTCTCAACTTCAATATATAGAACTTCTTTTGTGGGCATTTCATTATATTCTTCCACAAAACTTGCAATCTCTTGGAAGACAATCTTTTGATTTGTATCCTCAAAATACTCATCCTTTAAAAAAGGAATGACCTTACGAAGATATTCCTCATTGTTGACCAAGTTGTTCAGAATTAGGAACTCAATCTTATCCATAGTGAATGTAAGTGCTCATTATATACTTGGTCGAACTAGGTGCTGCACCATAGTGTGGATGAGCCCAGGTCGGTGGGAACACCACTACCCTACCAGTCTTCGGTTTGACTGTAAAGCTTTGTCTTGTGAAGTGAGTGACTCCATCATTATCGTTTAGATAAAACAAAAATGATACCGCCCGACGAGCGCTATCATAATCAATAATATCTACATGTTCATCAAATCTTTCATGCCCATTGGGAAGATATCTCTTAATTCTAAACTCTTCAAGAGATTTAATCTCAGGGAGAAACCGTGACTTTGTATCCAATTGATACATTGTACGAACTCCCTTGACAATGGGAATCATTTCACGGACCATCTCCATCTTCTCTTGATTCAGATTTACCTGAGTAAAACATGGTTTATGATCATCATTAATAAACTCTTGATGGGAAGAGTTTTCAAAGATTTTGATTAGTTTTTTACAGTATGATTCAGGGAGAACATCATACTGCCGAACCATATGAGAACTCTTCTTTTGCGATTTCATCTAGTTTCTGTAAGACCTCTTCAGTAAAATATTTGTCAGGATTTTTCAAGATCTCTTTAGCATAGACCTTCTTACCATTCATCTCATAACGACCTGCAACATTTTTCCACAGACCTCCCAGTTCACCCAACTCAAGAAGACCAAAATATCGATCGAGACCACGCTCATCATAATAAAGGCGTACCGTAACATCTTTGTTCTCCTTACTTAGACGCGACTTTGCTGTCTTAGCTTTAATAAGATTTCCAACGACTTCTGTTCCATCCTTTTCTTTCTTTTTTGAGAGATAAATGATTGTACTTGCCGCATATTTGAGACCGCTGCCTCCGCCCATCTCTTTGGTGGGAACGTATGATCCGATAACATCATAAGTGTGATTTGTAACTATCATGGGGATGTTTGCTTGTCCTAGTTTCAGAGTCAACATACGAAACGCACCTTTGACAAGTTGTGACTTTGTCATATCACGAACCATTTTATCGTTGAGTACGTCTGTGATCTCTTTCTCTGTAGACAACATACCAAGTGAGTCTAACACAAACATACAGGGTTTGCGGTCTTCTGCTTGGGTTTTGAGATAAATGTCCACAGCCTTAAGGGCCTTGGATCTGAACTCTTCAATGGTGACCACGTTGACCACCACAAGACGATTTAGATCTACCCCACGACTTGCGAGTAGACCCTTATTGACAGCGGCTTCAGTGTCAAAATATAGACAATACCCATCAGGATTAGAATCAAGGAAATTCTTGACGACTGCCAAGCTAAAGAAAGTTTTTCCAGTAGAAGACTCCCCAGCAATGGCAGTAATCTTATTCCCAGATACGCCACCAAATATACTACCTGAACACAGTCCGTTAAAGATGTACGAACCTGTGTCCACGAAAGTTTCTGTTTCGTCGATGTCGGCTGCGAGTCTTGTATAGTCATCTCCGATCTCTTTTACTATGTCTTTTAGAAAATCCATTATCCAAAAAATAATTCTAAGTTTACAGTCTTCTCAACATTCCAACCAATGGCGTCAAGAATTACCTTTACTGGGTAAAGGAAGGCTTTGTTGAATTGTAGTTCATAATCAATGTATTTGCCAAGTCCAAACTCATATGGGAAGTCTGAGGCAAAGGAAACTACATTTTCCCTGATAGGGTTTGGTTTTGATAAGTGAATGAACTTAATCTTGTCACCATTATTAATGTAAGAATACTTGGACTCAAGTTTTAACTCCTTCACTAAATGATTATGTAGGAGACACCCACGGACATGCATAGGACATCCCTTACCATAAATTGTAGAATGGTTCTTATGTTTGTGTACATCAGATACACTACGAGGAAAGGCAATCTCCTCCGGTGACATATTATTAAATTTAACCCTACATTCATCAATATATTTGATGACATCCTCCTCAGTCCCGTTCATCATCAGTTTCAAAGCACCCCTAATCATATCCCTACAAGGTGCAGGTGTTGAGGATTTTACTGCTTCAATCCCCATGATTTTTAGTTTTGGGTCCTCATAACGAACACCCTCACTATCCCATACGTTAAGAATATATCTTTTCTTTGCTGTCCAGATTCCGCGATCAGCGATGTTCTCTCGCTTCATCTGCATCTTTTGATCATATGCATTCACATATGTCGCCAGTTTCTGGTAACTTTTCTCAATAAACGGTTCCAGTTTATCCTGGCAGATCTGGTCAATGATCCCCACAATCTTAGTTTTCTCGCCGAGCTTATTGCTAAAAAATTTATCAACAAGAGGTCCAAAATTAAGATAGATTGAATCAGTGTCAGATGCGATAACATAATCTACATCTTCTGTCTTTAACAAACTATTTAGATAGATGTTTACTTTATTTTCTATCCACCGGATAGACACCTGCCCGGAGAGTGTAATTGCTTCTGCATTGGCCAGCTTGTAGTACCTAAAATACTGATTACCGATAGCCCCATAAGCAGAGTTAAGAGCAATCTTCCTAGCCATTTGGAAATTGTTGAACTTTGCAACATCTTTCTCTGTCTGATCTCTGAGTTTTCTCAACTCACTGTCAGAGAGTTTTTCGTACTGATTACCAGAAGACTCAATAATCTTCTGATCAGGTCCCTCTCCAGCACCACCGATTAAGTATCCCATATTATTTACTTGACATCGTACTTGAACTTATCTACATCAAAGTAAGAATCATAATCCATCTTACCTTCACGTTGATCCAGAATCTCATTGATAAGGATCTTCATTTCTTTCACAAATTCAGGTGATAACAACCTCCTAGGTGTGACCTTCATGGGAGTAAAACTACTTGGTTTCTTTGATCCACCAGGAAGACTCATACCCTGTGTGTCAATTTTGTCCGTCATTTTACTTCTCCAATAATCCATGATCTCATACCATATGGTCTATCGGCAATAATAGTCTGAGTATGTTCTACCACATCTTGTGGTACAACTAAACAGAATCCAATACCTAGATTGAATACATTTCTCATTTCTTCCTCATCAATGTCTCCTGCCTGTTGGATCTTATTGAAGAGTTCTGGTCTCTCCCAAGAAGAGTAATCAACATCAACTGTAAGACCTGATGGAAGACACCTAGGAAGGTTCTCAGGGATACCACCTCCAGTGATATGTGCCATACCTAGGATAGGAACCTCATCCAATAGGTGCTGGATTAGACGAGCATAGATGGTAGTTGGTCTCAACAACTCAGGCATCTCTTTATATTTAATGTAATTTCTCCACAACATATCATTGATGAGTGTGTATCCATTACTATGAAGTCCATTACTCTCAATACCAATGACTACATCACCCGCTTGGATGTTTCTACCATCAACAATATCATTCTTCTCTACAATACCAGTACAGAAGCCAGCAACATCATAATCATTTTGTCTGAAATGTTCTGCAGTTTCTCCACCTATTAGTTCCATCCCCGCTATTGTACAACCAACATTAATCCCATATACAATGTCGCTGACATTAGCATCAAGTGTTTTGGTAGAGACATAATCTAAAAAATATAATGGTTTAGCACCGGAACATATAACGTCATTAACGCACATAGCAACAAGATCCTGACCAATAGTGGTGTAATCATGAGCAATCCTACAGATATTCATTTTAGTTCCGACACCATCAGCTCCAGATACCAACACGGGTTTCTCATATCCTGATGGGATCTCCATCATTCCACTAAATCCACCGTCAATCTTAGGTGCCAGTACCTTAATGTATTCAACAAAAGATCTACCCTTAATAATATCAACTCCAGAAGTTTTGTAGTCCATCAGATTCCCCTCCGTTTCATTTCAGCTTCAATGTCAACTAATTTCTGTTTTGACTTCAACATCTTACCCTTGAAGACCTTACGATCAGCATACATCTTCTCCATTAATTCGGGCAAGAAACCCTTAGTATCTTTACGGAACATAGCTCCATTAGCACAGACAGCATAGTCGCTATAAAGTTCAAAGTTAAGTTTCTCACCTAGGATCTTGTCCACTGTGACACTAGGATGTTTTTCACTCATGAGTGTTTCGGGAGAGATATTATACTGCATCATCAGGTGAGGATACAGAGAGTTCAAGTCAAAGGATACCACATATTCATAAACACCTGGTTTAGGTTCTTTAACATAAGCCCCAGCAAACTTATCACTCTTCTCAGATGTATTCCTAGGTGGAATGACAATATTTCTCTTCTTGAGATAGTTGTAGATAATCGTATCCCACATACGGACTTGAGCCATAGGATCAATGAAGTTCACCTTTGCATCAAATGCCATGGTGATGACCAACTCAATCAGTTTCATTTTGTCTTCCAAACGGTCAACAAGTTCCACGTCTTTGATGTTGTAATCAATGAACTTCTTCCAGTTTCCCCTATAGAAGTCCTTAAAAGTATCAAACTCACTGTGGTCTAGTTTCTTCTGTCCTAGTTCAACCTCAGCAATAAAGTCCAATCTATAGGACTCACGATTCACATAAGTAAATTTCTTATAGAGTTCCAGGTAGTCAAGTGTAGTAACACCAGAGATCGAATAGACATTATATTCACGACCAGAGATACCAATCACCTGATGATCTACCATCTTCCAGGGTGAAAGTTGTTTCATTTTCTTATCACCCATGATTCGTGACATACGACCACAGAGATATGGAATATCATATAGACGAACATTCCAACCAGTGATCACATCAGGAGTATTCTGTTCCCACCAATACAAAAAAGATTCAAGCATAGCAATCTCATCACTATGATAATGATAAGTCACATTATTCTGTGAGGGGGTATATGGATGACGACCCCAGGTAGT